ACTTACCACCGTGGACAGCAGCGGTATAACCGCCGGGATGCCCTCATTGATGACAAACCCGAATATCTCCGTCAGCACCGGCTTGATGTGGTTCGTGCCCAGATCCACGATCTGGGAGAACACGCCGGCGAAAGACTGAACTAGCGGCATAACTGTTTGGATGGCCGGTGTCATTGCGCCGAACACGTCACCCAGGTTCAGCCCTCCGATGTCGAAGCCGGATAGCTTCTCCTGGATGCTCTGCAAGCCCTCCGGGGTGGAGAGCTGCCCAAACACCTGCCTTGCCGTGTCGCCGATGCCCGCGATCTTGCCGGTGAATTTGTCGAATACGGCAAGGCCGTCCTCGTCAAATACTGTCCCGACAATGCCGCGCACATCTTCAAAATGATCTCCCAGCAGGGAAACCACTGCAACCATTGTGCCCAGACTGGTAATGGCCGGGCCGAACATACCAAGCAACGACATAAAGCCGCTCCCCAGTTTCGATGCCACCGGGCCTACGGTAGACCCCAGCACATTCAGCCCCGCACCTGCGAACTGGCCCACGTTTTTGACCGTTCCAATCGCTCCACCGGCCAGTTTTGCTGCGCCGCCAACCACCTTGTTTTTGGCGTTTGCCAAAATTGCAGGGCCTTTCGTTTGGCTGAAGATGTACCCCATCTGCGCAAGGGCATCCTGTCCGTTCAGGCCTGCCGTGCTGTTTTCCATTCGCCATATCGCTCTGCCGCGGCCTGGCGTTACAATTCCCGTTTTTGCGAGGATTCCTACTCCGGCCTTTCCAATGTTTCCGAGGGCGGACTTTCCAAGCCCGCCCATCACAGGCAATGTTGCGCCGCCGAAAGACTTCAATCCGGTAAAAATGCCAGGCAGGTTGATGCCCTGCGGGCCTGCAATGCCGGACAAGATCTGTTTTGCAACGCCTCCCGCCTTGACAAAGCCTCCACCGATGGCCGTGTTCCCCAGCGCACTTACTGCGTTGCCGACACCCGTAACGTACTTTCCGGGGCCGGAGTTTTTCAGCAGTCCAAGTGCGCCGCCGTTCGTGCTTGCTTCCAGCACGTCATTCACAAAGCCGGTTTTGCCTTTCTTGGTCCCGCTGCGCAGGCCCTTGAAATTTTTCAGCGTTGCCCAGATGCCAACGCCAGCACCATCCAACGTCTGCCCGATTTTTCCCAGGCGCGTTGTGGGCTGCTGTGCCCCGATTCCGGCCATCTGAACGCCGTACTTTGCGTTCTCCGTAAACATCCCAGCGTTCGATTTTGCGAACACCGCGCCGCCCACTGCCTTTTGAATCAGGCTCGTAGGTGTCAGTGCACCCAGCAGGTTGCGGACGGTGATGCCGCCGAATGTTCCGCCGGGGGCACCGCTGGGCTTTCCGCCGATCACGATGTTGCCCACCGTGTTCATCAGCGAGTTTCCAGTGCTATATGCCGTTGGTGCAAGGCTCATGGCTCCGAACGCTGCGGCAATGGCTGTAATGGCTCCCGCCACCTCCGGCCCATGCTCCGCAGTGTAGTCAATGCCTTTCTGGATCCACGGCAGTGCCGCCTGTGCTGCATTGCCGATACCCAACAGGGCGGAGTGCAGCATCGGGAGGATGCCGTTTACGATGTTGGACAGGTCAGGCAGATTTTCTGTAATTCCGTTCGCAATGTCGATCCACATGGAGGCCAGTTCTTTCTTTGCCGGAAGGAACTGTTTCCCCACGTTGATAAGCAAGCGGTCTGTCGCATCGCTCGCCATCTGGTCTACGGCTTTTCCTGTATCCAGTTTGACAAGAAATTCTTTCTCCATACTGTTGGTGTACAAATCTGAATTGTTTGCCATTGCCAGTGCGTCTTGGAAAACTTGCGGATTCTCCACGATCTTGGAAACGCCCTCAATAGCCCACTGTCCGAACAGGGTCTTGATGGTTGCGGTCTGCTGGTACTTGTCCTGTTTCGATATTGCATCAAACACTTTTGTTAAGGTGAGTGCTGCACCATCTTCACCGTTCGGTCCGGTAGACTGCATATCCTTTGCAATCTGCACCGGGTCAAAGCCCAGCTTATTCCATGCGTCCACCTGCGCATCCGTTGCGCTGTTTCCCAGGGTGATGTTCGTAAACACGCGGTTCAGGCTCGTACCTGCTTTTCCTTCATCAACGCCCATAGCCAGCATGGTTGCGGCCAGCGCAGAAGTCGTGTGCAGGTCTGCGCCGGCTGTCTGGCCGACACCACCAGAGGTGTTCACCACGTTTGCTATTTCCGCTACCGTGGTAGCCATGTGGCCGCCAAGGTAGTTGATGGAATCTGCTACATCGGTAATCTGGGTGCGCGTCTTTCCGAAATCCGTTTCCCACTTTGCCATGTAGTCAGCCGCAGATTTTGCATCAATGTCCCATGCAGCAGCCATTTTAGCAGTGTCGTACAGGTAGCTTTTCTCGCCGGTCTGCTCATTGTCCAGAAAGATTTCATCATAGTTCTTACCGGACTGACCCAGCGATGCAGCGATCTGCGCCATCTCGTCACGCTCGATGGGCACCTGTGTGGTCATTTTGAGGATTGCATCCTCCATGACCGCCCGTTTTTCCGGGTCAATGTTGCCATCATCGTCCATGATGCCGCCAACGTACTTGACCGCATCCGCCGCCTGCGCTTGGTATTCCTCCGCCATATCGGTAGTTTTCTTGGTCATGAGGGCGGCAGACGCGGTAAGCGTTGCCATGATGCCCAAACCAGTTTTCCCGATTACGCCCAGAGTGTTTGCCACCGTGTCGCCCAGCGACTTTGTCCCCGCCATGGCGTTTACCAGATCTCCGGTCAGTCCTTTGGTCTGCTTTATCGCCGTGACAAGGGACGGGTCCACCTTGCCCATGATGCGGATGCTAAGTTCTAGTGCTCCATTTCCCGCCATACGTCCGCCACCTCGCTACACAGGTTCACCAGTTCCCGCCGGGGCAGGTGCAGCAAATCTGTCATGTTGGAATGCGTGGCAATGGACAGCTGGATAGCTGCTTTCCGAAGTCCTTTTGCCCCGCCTTTTACTCGAAAAAATCAGAGTTTACGGCATCGCGCAGCTTTACTGCCTCGCACAGCGGCAGGCCGGCAAAGAAGTCCACCGGGTAGCCGGTGCCCATGCTGGCGATGATGCAGCAGTACAGGTAGTTGCGATGGGTATTCACCGGTGCAAAGCCGCCCGCAACCATGCGATTCTCTGCCGTAGATTCGCTCATGGTGTTCAGCTCGCCCACGCCGGACAGGTCGATACCCTCAAAGGTCTGGCCCTTCAGTTCGGCCTTCTCGCTGCCCTCATAGGTATAGGGAGCAGCAAATTTCAGGGCGTGGGATTCCAGCTGCTTTTTGACTTCATCGGCCTGCTCGCTGCTGTCCATGCCCTTGATGATTGCTGCCTGCACCTTCTTGATCTTGCCGCGGGGCATGAGTTTGAAGAACTCCACAGGCTTGCCAGTGGCCTTGACTGCCATCTCCTGCGCAAAGGCGGTGGTCATCTCCATCACAGACATTGCGGCCAGTTCGTTGCCAATGCTTTTCTGAACATCAATCAGATCCTGCACGGTCATCTTTTCCATGCCGGACAGGTCCAGACTATCGTACTGTTCGCCCTCGAATTTATAGGGCTTCTCGAACTTCACAGTGTTGCTCATTGTTGTTTCCTTTCATGTTAAAAAGAATCAGCCGCCCCACCATGGAGCGGCTGACTTCCTCATGTATCAGGTATTAGATAAGGGCGTTGATCTCGGCACGCATATCCTCGCCATCCACATAGTAGCGGCCTGCAAACTTATCAATGTCGATGACGGTCTGACCGTCAACCTCCATCAGGTAGCGGGTCACTTCCAGCGTGGTGCTGCTGCTCATGGTGTCGGCACGCTTCAGCTTGCCGGGATCCAGCTCCTTGGGGCGGCCGCCCAGAACAACGCGCAGGCCCTTGTAGGTGTAACCGCCGTTCTTGTTGTCGTTCTGCATAGCAGCACGCAGGGTGATCTGGATATTCTTGTTGGGGTTCATCATCTTGGTGGCGTAGCTGTACATGGTGTTCCAGTTCAGCGTAGCCTCCATGGATTCAAACTGGCCGGGGACAGGAGAATCCACATCGCCCGCAATGCCCATGCCGTTCACGGTCGTGGTTTTGTTCTTGATCTTGGGCAGGGTGACTTCATCTGCCAGACCGATCAGAAGATCATCCTCGGTGTAGGCGTTGTAGTCATTGATGACCTGGGGAACCAGGTCGCTGGAAATATTCAGAGCCATAGTTCAGTCCTCCTTACAGGGACAGAGCAGAAGCCAGAGCGCCGGCCTCGTACTCCATGGTGTTGTTGACCTGCTTAAAAGGCGGGAACGGGGTGCAATACTGGTAGAAGCTGTAATGGCCTGCCACCAGTTCCGCAGCGGTGTTGCGGTCGGGGTCTGCCTTCATGCTGTAACTGGCGCAGACCTCGGTAGACACATACACGCCGCCTTTCATGTTCTCGCTGTCGATGATGCTCTGCAGGCGCTTCTTGTTCATGGGCTTGTCCAGCTTGCTCTGATTGCTCAGAACGAACTGGGTCCAGCTGTGGTTGAAGAAGCGGCGGACGCAGAGGAAAGCGTCCTTGGGGTCGGTGTTCTTCGGGTAGCAGCAGGTTTCATTGCCCCAGACAACAAAGTCACCGGAACGAATGAAAGTTGCGACACCCTGCTCGTTCAGCACATTGCCCTGCTCCTGGTCCATGAGCACTTCGGTGCCATCTTCCAGG